GTACGAAAGAAATGAAAAGCAATTAACAGCTAAGCAGTTGTATGAGATACAGCAAGCAGAAATTAGGCACGAAAGAGCGTTGAAACGTAAACGTAGAGAAGAACGTATTGCTAGGGCTAAACGTGCAGAACGTGAGGTTGCTAAGCATAGAGTGAACACTAGATACTTTAAAAATCTAGTACAAAACAATCTTATGGTTAAAGTCAAAACAGATCAATACGGCAATGTGCAGAGGGGGTAGCGGAATGGAAAATGTAAGAATAATTGATTTGAAAGTAGATAATATTGTTCAGTTCCAAGCACCATTTAAAGGTATTACTGCTATGCAAACGGCCATAGTCAATCGTGTGTATGCAAAAGAAATACTATTAAAAACAGTTTGGTATGCAGAGGTAGAGAATGCAGGTGGTTATAAATTCACACTTACAGATAACGATGACTTTGTGAGAGTAAATGAGCCATTCACACGTAAAGTTGATATGCAGGAAGAACAAGACATGGTAAACGAACCGCCACATTATCAATTCGGTAAGTTCTCAGCACGAGTGATTATCGAATTAGTAGGTAAGACGTACAAATCAGCGTCAGTATTCTATCACGTAGGTAATGCACTCAAATACTTAATGAGAGCGCCTAGAAAGAACGGCTTACAAGATTTAAAGAAAGCTAAGCAAAGTGTTGAATTTGCGATTGAATGTTGGGAGTGATGGTATATGAATGTTCATTTTAGCAGTAAATCAAATGAATGGACTACACCACAACATTTATTTGATGAATTAAATCAAGAATTTAATTTCACTCTAGATCCATGTGCAACTGAAGAAAATGCTAAGTGTAGTAAACACTTCACTATTGAAGATGACGGTTTGAGTAAAGATTGGTCAAATGATGTTGTGTTCATGAACCCACCTTACGGCAGAGAAATAAAAAAATGGATCAAGAAAGCATATGAAGAAAGTTTGAATGGTGCAACGGTTGTTTGTTTGATACCAGCAAGAACAGACACAATGTACTGGCATGATTTTATTTTCGATAAAGCAGATGACATTAGATTTTTAAAAGGTCGCTTGAAGTTTGGAAATGGTAAAAATAGTGCGCCTTTTCCAAGTGCAATAGTTGTTTATAAATATAAGGAGGACTAACTATGATCTATTTAGGTGGCGACATGCTAAGTATAGGGCAACAGATACGTCGTGAGTGGGAAAAGCAAGAGTTACAACGATTAGGCTTTAAAGTCTATGCACCACATGACGATAAGGGCATCAATGATAAAGCTAATGCTAAGCAAGATAAATTAGCAGAACGTATTGTAGCTAATGATACAGAATGTACTGACATTAGACAAGGGACAGGACATATTTCAGACGAGCAAGACCGAGCAGAGTTCAGTATCAATCAATATGTGTATGGCGTAATTATGGATATCACTGATAGTAGAGGTATTCAAACGTTTGATGAGATATGTGAGGAGTTAATCTTATGATACTATCCGACACAATCAACCAACGTTATCGCTACAACACACAAGGCAAGACACCTACACAGATACAACAGGAATTACGCAAGCTAGGTGTCAACGGCTTTGTGGTTAAGGTAGCAGGAAGTAGAGTGACGATGTTGGTAAGTGAGAACGATATTAAAAGGAATAGGGAGTGTGTAAGGAATGACAAAGATTAAACGTAAGGTAGAGATGACATTACCAGAATTAATTGAGTGGGCGTGGGAGAACGAAGTTAGTGACAAGGCTTTTTATAGCAATCTTGATGGTGGTTCTGTGTATTTCGATAAAATTCAAAATTTGTCGATAGAGCATGAAATTGCTATAAATGAAACTTTCACAGTCGAAATTGAAAAAGAAATCGACGAGGATACAGTTTTGCCTATGTTCATTGAAATTTTTACAGGTGTCGATGACGAAATTTTTATAGATTATCACGAGAATGAAAACATCAAGGAAGTACTTGAAATTAACTCTAGTCGCGCAAAAACTAAAACATTTAATTTAATTAATAACGACGGCACAATGACTTTAATTTGGAAGGACGGTGCTATGGTGGAATGACAGTAACATTATCACAAAAAAGTTATGACGCATTGCTTGATGACCTTGAGAAATTGCGTGAGCGTAATGCAGAGTTAGAAAGAAAATTAGATAAAGAAATTAAGTTGAGTTATGAAATAGAAAAGAATTTATATGATACGTCTAAAGAGCATGACGAACTCATCAATGATATGGCAGAAACGAAAAGAAAGGCAGAGGCGTTTGATGAGATAGATGATTTAATCGTTAACGGGACATTAAAAGATAGAGAGCCAAATGCAATATTTCAAAACATCTGTCATGTAATTATAAATTTAAAGGAGCGTGGTAGTGATGAGTGAACAAACTATATTCCTAGATGAAAATGACTTACTCAGCTTATTGAATGGTGGCAGTTTTCATACATTTGAAGAACGTAAAAGAAAACAATTCGAGAATAACAAGCTGGATAAGGAGTGAGTGGGAATGGAAGATAATCAAAATGACAAGAAATATATTATTGAAATAAAGAGTGGCTTGTACGTATCAACAAATGCATTTGGAAATGTATACAGTTTCACTAAAAACATAGAAAAAGCTATTAAAACTTCTTATTTAGATAGTGCTATGGATATTGCAGAACGCTGCTATGGTACTGTCAAAGAATACAGAATGAAACATGAGATTTTAGAGGTTGTAGAATAATGCAATACCTAATCAGAGAATTTACAGACAGCACAGGTCATGTGCATGTAAATGTAGAAGCACCTAGAGAGAATGAACGTATGACGTTGGTAGAGGCAGAGAGTGAGAAAGAAGCTAAAGAGAAAGTCGAAGTCAAAGGGTTATTAAATTGCATTAAACCACCTAAAACAAATTGGCGTTGGCTAGAAGATGAATATAAAAAATTAGGAATATTCGATAAGGAGTGAACGTAATGATTAAACGCATACTAAAAATATGGTTCATTATCGGAATGTATGAACTAAGCAAATATCTAACTAACGAACTTATCGTTAAGTTGCAGAGTGTAGATGATGTGGAAGTGCCACAAGATTTTACACAGGATGATCATATCCATTTGAACGCGGAGGTTTCAGAGTGATGCAAACACCTTTAACTCAAGATTATATATTGGAAACCGAAGAAGGTCGATACTATAAAGATACTGTATCAATTTATGCAGGTAACAAAGTAACACATAAAGTTCTTGAAACAACAACAGATGTATACAAAGCTGAACGGTTTAGTGATAGAGATGTAGCTTATGAATTATCTAAAGCGTACAACTTCAAAGTTTTAGCACTCAACACTTATTTAGAGGAAGTGAATTAGCATGTGGATAACAATATCAATAATTCTCGCAATAGCATTACTGATTGCATTAGGTAGTAACTCAATCTTGCGTAATGAATTAGATGCACTGAAATACACCAACGTATATCTCTTTAGTAAGTTTGTAAGAGAAAGTGACATAGAAGATATTGAACGTGAGATAGAGAGAGCGAAGAAACAGTTTAAGTAATGGAGGTAGCGCATGAACTTAGGTAAGACAGACATACCAAAGTTAGAAGAGTACTGGGAGAAGTACGAAGATATGAAAGGACAATTAGTATTCAGAAGATATGAGTTACTATATCAACCAGCAGATACTAATCATGGTGGTGGTAAGAGTAACTTACCATCTAGTCCAGTAGAGAATGAAGTTACTAAGTTACATAGTGACTTGAAGTACAATAATCTACAAGCAATCATACAAGCTATTGAAGATGTATATAAAGACGCTACTCAAGAACAAAAGCTTATAGTTGATTATAGATACTGGGAGAAAGACTTAACAGTATATGAGTGGCCAGACATTGCACATGAGTTAACAAAGGCAAGGGAAGATAACAAAGTAATCAGTAGAGATGCTACACTTCGTATGCGTAACCAATTAATGAGAGAGACAGCTAAACGAATTGGTTGGGTAAGCTTTGACTAAGCGCACTTCCGACATACTAGAAGTGCGGGTTGTCAATAAGGTATTATAGTAGTATCAAATAGTATATAAAGTACAGGCACATCACATAGGTGGTGTGTCTTTTTGTTTGGAGTAATAAAGATGAGTAAAGCATATGCAAACTATATAGAACAACGTACAAAGAATAAAGGTTTCTACTCTAATGCGAAGTGGCGTAAGACAAGACTAAAGGTATTAGCACGCGATCATTTTGAATGTGTCATGTGTAATGCAGAAGGTAGATTGACGATTAATCAGAAACAATCACTAGAAGTTGACCATATTAAAGAGTTAGAAATAAGACCAGATTTAGCATATGAACTTTCTAATCTAAGAACACTATGTAAATTCCATCACAACAAACGTCATGGAAGATTTGAACATAATCCAAACAATAGAAAGAATAAATTTAATGATGAAAATTGGTAAAATAAAATTGTATAAAAATATTATTTAATTAAAATAAATAAAAGTGTAAAAAATGTCAAATACCCCCCGCCTAAATAAATCGCGCCACAAAAGACTTCGCGGAAACCGGCGCTTGGGTCAACTCTGCAGATTTATTCATCAAAAAGATACGTAAGGGGGCTTGACATTTCGAAAAAATAAAAAAATAAGCAAAGGGGGGAGGGGATTGAAAAAGGATAAATACCTCAAAGATAAATTAACACCCAGTCAAATTGAACGAATTAATGCTTCAGAAGATTACCTAATGAAGCAGATAGATACAGATAATGATATAGAAGTTGAAAAAGTTGAGCGCTATACCAATTTACTTAAATTATTTTACGCATTAGATGTTTATATCGAACAATCTGGGCCGATTACAGTAGTGAAAAACGCTTCACAAGAGTACATCAAACCTAATCCTGCAATAGCAGAGAAGAACAAAGTGAATGGTTCGTTGTTAGCTTTAGAGAAATCGTTTCATTTAGAAAGAAAAGCCGAAGAAAGACGCAGACAAGAACAAGCGAAAGGACCTGATTTAACATGAAGATACCTAAACATGTTACAGATTATATAGAAAAATATAAATCAGGCAACGTTATTTTTAACAAAGAGCGCATTAGACTTGTATCTTTTTTAGAAGATAATATCTTGCAACGTGATGACCTTTATTTTGATGATCAAAAAATAGAAGATTACATCAAGTTTAGTGAGAAATGGTTTTTCAAACTACAAGACTTCCAAAAGTTCATTTCATGTTTTGTTTTCTTATATGAAAAAGATACTAAAACGCCTTATTTTTCGGAGTTCTTCATATCAATGGCTCGTGGCGGTGGCAAGAACGGTTATATTAGTACGTTAGCAGCGTTCTTTATGACACCATTACACGGTATTCCTAAATATAATATGTCAGTAGTAGCTAATAGTGAGAAACAGGCGCGAGTAAGTTTTAGGGAAATCTATGAAATGATAGAAAGTAACAACTTATATATTACAGGCGAACGACCTAACAACCCTTTTTATTTAAGTAAGGTTTATGTGGAAGGAACAAGTACCAAATCGCAGTTCTTGTTTGATACATCTAATGAAAAAACGAAAGATGGCGCTCGTGAAGGTTGTATTTTCTTTGACGAAGTTCATGCTTACGAAAAAGATACGATTATTAATATTAAACGAAGTGGACTAGGTAAAGTTGCACACCCTCGTACTTTCTACATAGGTACAGACGGATATGTAAGAGAAGGGTTTTTAGATAGATTAAAAGAAAGAGCAGACAATGTCTTAAAAGGTATTAATCCAGAAGATAGATTGTTCCCTTTCATTTGCAAAATTGATGATAAAGAAGAAATAGATAAACCGGAACTTTGGGAAAAAGCAAACCCAATGTTTGAAAACCCTAAAAGTGAATATGGCGCTCAATTATTTAAAGAAGTCCATCAACAATATCTAGGACTTCAGTTTAATCCATCTAATCGACCGGAATTTATGACTAAACGAATGAATATGCCTGAAACTGACACTCAAAGTGTTGTAGCACCGTGGGATGACATAATGGCTACAAATCGACCTATACCCCCACTTGAAAACAATGAATGTATTGGTGGTCTTGATTATGCGAGTTTAAAAGACTTTGCAGCAGTCGGCTTATTGTTTAGATCCGGTGATGATTATATTTGGAAAACTCACTCATTCGCTAGAAAAGAATTTCTTGATAAATACAAATTAAAGCCACCTATTCATGAATGGGAGAAAAAAGGTTTACTCACAATTGTAGATGAGCCAACAATAAACCCTAAACATATTATTGATTGGTTTATCGAAGCGCAAAAGAATTATGGACTACAAAAAGTCGTAGCCGACAACTTCCGTATGGATTTACTTAGACCTTTATTTGAAGATGCAGGTATCGAATATGAAGTAATAAAAAACACTCGTGCAATTCAATCATTACTTGCACCAAGAGTTGAAGATATGTTCGCGCAACATCATCTTATCTTTGGTGATAACCCTCTAATGCGTTGGTATACGCAAAATGTAGCTGTTAAGATACGCAAGGACGGTAATAAAGAGTATGAAAAGAAAGAACCAATAAGACGTAAAACTGATGGTTTCCAAGCTCTTATACATGCGTTGTATAGAGCAGATGATTTGAAAGATTCTAATTTAGAAGAAGAAATTAATCTGTTAAGGGGCTTGAGATTTTAAAGGAAGGAGGGAATAAGTTATGGGGCTATTTGATAAGATATTTCAAAAAAATAAAGAGATTTCATGGATGTATGATTTAGAACTTTTACAAGAAACAAGTTCAAAAGCCTATATCAAAAGAATGGCTTTAAATGTGGTAGTTGAGTATGTAGCAAGGACAATCGCTCAATCTGAATTTAGAGTGAAAGAAAGTGATCATGTCACTAAAGATGATATGTATTACTTATTGAATGTTCGACCAAACCCTAATCAAAATGCTACACAGTTTTGGCAGAAATTTATTTATAAACTTCTTGTCGATAACGAAGCTTTAATCATTAAATCGGATGATGATTATTTATATGTGGCAGATGATTTCGAACATGAAACAGACTTAGGACTATTACCACATCGCTTTAATTCAGTTATGGTTAACGACTATAAATATAATCGCTACTTTTCAATGGATGATGTAATTTATTTAGAATACGCCAATGAAAAGCTAGATAAATTCTCATTAGGATTGTTTGAAGATTATGGCGAAGTATTTGGTCGCATGTTAAATATGCAACTCAAGAAAAATCAAATACGAGGCGTTTTGAATATAGGTTCAACACAATTAAGTACGAAAGGTATCCAAGATTATATAGATATGATTTTTAATACCTTTGAGAAAAATCAAGTTGCAGTTGTACCTTTAACGAAAGGTTTGGAATACGAAGAACATTCAACGAATAACTCTAGTGCGAATGGATCAGATTTCAAAGAGTTACGACAAGCAATAGAAGATATTCTCATCTATATTGCACGCATTGTCGGTGTATCACCCTCTTTAATTCTAGGAGAAAATGCAGATTTAGAAAAAGCGATTGAAGCAACTAATCAATTTTGTTTTAAACCTTTAACTAAGAAATTAGAGCGCGAATTAAATGCTAAATTATTCTTTAAAGATGAGTACTTAAAAGAAAATAAACGCATTGAAATTGTCGGTATAGATAAGAAAAACCCAATCGAATTAGCAGAAGCGATTGATAAACTACGTTCTTCTGGTACTTATACTGGTAATCAAATTCGTGTCATGCTTGGCGATGAACCAGGAGATGATGAACACCTAGATGAATACGTATTAACTAAAAACTACGAATCAGTTTCACCAGTTGGAGGAGGTGAGACTGATAATGAGTAATCCGATTGTGAGAAATGTCACGCCAGTTTTTAGAAACGAAACTAAGAATAACAAGCACATTTTAACGTTGTCAGGTACTATTGCTAACTTATCTTTTCTTGACGACACTATCAGCGCAAAAGCTGTGAAAGATTCGCTTGATAATGTTAAAGAAGATATTGTTATTCGCTTAAATTCTGGCGGTGGTGATGTGTTTGAAGGAATAGAAATTTATAATTACTTAAAGTCCTTATCAAATCACATTACAATTGAAGTCACTGCATTAGCTGCAAGTGCTGCATCATTAGTTGCAATGGCAGGAGATAAGATTATCATCCGAACGGGTGCAAATATGATGGTACATGAGGCTTCTACAATGGCTTTTGGTAACAAATCAGATATTCAAAAAACATTGAATGCTTTAACTGCAATTGATACATCTATTGTTGATATATATCATGATAGAACAGGTTTAGATCGTGATGAGATTGATAATCTAATCGCTAATGAAACGTGGTTAACTGCAGATGAAGCAATCAATAAAGGTTTTGCAGATGAGAAATCATCTCGTAAATCTGTTGATAAGCAGAAAGAAGGTGTAGAAAACTTGAAAGACTCTAAGTATGTAGCAAGACTTAAAGAACAAAGAAGCATTCTTAATGCAATGATTGATGAAGCAGAAGAAGGAACACCAGATGAACCTTCAAGTGATGATTCAAATGAAAAACGTATTGCAGATTTGGAAAACGAAGTTAAAAACATTAAGTCACGCCTAGATAAATTAGAAAAAGGCGATGACGAAGGTAATGAAGGCGAAGGCCAAGGCGGAGGTACTAATCCACCACCAAAAGAAAATAAATTTTCAAGATTTGCATTTTAAGTAGCTATTAGCAATTGATGTTAATGGCTAATTTTTATGCATAAATTTAAGGAGGAATATTAATGCCTATCAAAGTAGGAGAGAAATTAAAAAACTATCAAGATCACAAAGCAAACTTTGCAGAATTAGTTCGCAATGGTGCAAGTGATGAAGAACAATCAAAAGCATTCGGAGAAATGTTTGATGCATTATCAAACGATTTACAAGAAGAAATTTCAGCGGAAGTAAATAATCGTGTAGTAGACAACGGTATTTTAGCTAAACGTTCACAAGATCCTTTAACTTCAGAAGAACGTAAATTCTTTAATGAAATCAATACAGAAGTAGGATATAAAGAAGAAAAATTATTACCTGAAACAGTTATTGAACGTGTGTTTGATGATTTACAATCAGAACATCCATTACTTTCAAAAATCAACATTCAAAACGCAGGTTTAGTAACACGTATCATTAAAGCAGAACCAACAGGTCAAGCTGTTTGGGGTAAAATCTTTGGTGAAATCAAAGGTCAATTAGATGCTGCATTTGATGAAGAAGAATTCAAACAATCTAAATTAACTTGTTTCGTAGTTATTCCAGATGATTTAAAAATGTTTGGTCCTAACTGGGTAGAGCGTTTTGTTCGTACTCAAATTGAAGAAGCTATTTCAGTTGCTTTAGAAGCTGCTTTCTTAACTGGTGAAGGTGCATCTAAAGACCAACCAGTTGGATTGATGAAAGATATCCAAGAAAATGGCGGTGTCGTTGATAAAACAACATCTGGAACTTTAACTTTTGCAGATGCAGACACAACTGTAAATGAATTAAAAGACGTATTAAAAGGCTTATCTGTTAAAGAAAACGGTAAAGAAGTAAACATTGACGGTAAAGTTGTATTAGTAGTTAACCCACAAGACTCATGGGATGTACAAGCACGTTACACTTACTTAACTGCTAATGGTGGTTTTGTAACTGTATTACCTTATAACGTACAAATCGTATCATCTGAATTTGTTCCAACAAATAAATTAGTTGCTTTTGTAACTGATCGTTATGATGCAGTACGTGGTGGCGGATTAACAGTAAAAAAATTCGACCAAACTTTAGCTTTAGAAGATTGTATTTTATACACTGCTAAAACATTTGCTTATGGTCAACCAGCTGATAACAATGCATCACGCGTGTATGACTTAGAATTATCTACTGCAGTTCGTACTTCAACTCCTGCAGGTGGTACTACAGACGGTGCAGCACAAGCCTAAGAAAGTAGTTGATACTAATGCCAAGCGTTAAGATATCGGATGAAATTTTAGATGAATTTAAAGAATACACTAAGATTTCTCATGATACGGAAGATGAACACTTATTACGTGTTTTAAATATGTCTTACGAGAACTTAGAAACACGTTTTGGTGCATTTGATATTAATAGTAATTTGAATGGTAAAAACTTAGTTTTTGCACGCGCTCGATATGATTATGAAGATTTATTAGAGTTCTTTAACGACAATTATCAAGATGATTTGTTACACTTTGGATTTTTGACATTAAGAGAGCGTGATGTAAATGAAAAGTAAATTTAAAAAACCATTTATTACAACAAAAAAGTTAAATACGCGTGTTCATTTTTATGAGTATCAAGATAACGAAGGACCAGAAGCAGGTGTAAAACGTAAAAGAGTTTTATATCATTGTTGGGCATACGTTCCACAGTGGAAAATGACTGAATTACAACAAGCAATTGCAAATGGTACAGAACATGATGTGAAGATATTTATACGTGAAACACACGGGCAATATATACCAAACGAGAAGCATTACGTTGCAATAGATTCGCCATATATTCATCAAGATTTGAATATTAAATTAGTACAACCTGATGTAGAGAACGAACAATTTTTAATGTTAACTGCAGGGGTGGTATCTAATGGCGAGTAATAATTTTAGTGGTATTCGTGCAGATGGATTAAAACAACTTCAAAAAGATTTGGAGAATAAATTTAGTCGTCAAAGAATGAACAAAATTATAGATAAGGCGTTGATTAAGGCAGGAAATATTGTTTTAGACGCTATCAAAAGTAATATTCGTTACTTTAGAGATACTGGCGCAGAGTATGAAGAAGCTAAGTTATCAGCGCCTTATTGGGACAAAGGCGTTCGTTCAGTACGTGTATATTGGGAAGGACCACATCACAGATATTCTATTGTCCATTTAAACGAGAAAGGCTTTCACGCTAGAAATGGTAAGTTTATTCGTCCTAAAGGTTTTGGGGCGATAGATAAAGCATTGCGTACAGCTGAGAAAGAGTTTTATAAAACGGTACAGGAAGAAGTGGAGAAGTTACTATGATTGATATACTAAATAAAATATACAGCGTCCTAAAAGATGACGAAAAACTAATGAAAATACTAGATATCAAAAATGTAAAGTTCAATGACTATCCTGACGTTAAAGACATCACAAAGCCTTATGTCGTATTGGATGATTTCGATGATCCTATTCCCGAAGTACATTATGACGGAGAACGTGCAGCGTATAGTTATATTGTTCAAATAGATGTATTTGTGAAAGCTAACGCAGATTACAATGCACGATTAAGAAGAAACGAAATATCACAACGTATTAGTGATTTGCTCTGGAAAGAATTGAAAGCAGGGCAAGTAAGTAATTTAGGAAATGAATATAACAAAGAATTTGCTTTGTATCGTTCAACAAGACGATATGAAGCAATTTTTTATGAGGAGGAAAATTAAATGGTTAAATATGCTAAAACACCAAAATCATTTATCAATATTAAAGATTTAGGTTTCGCTTTATTAGAAACAGATGAATTAGACGGTACTATCAAATATTCAAATGTTACTCAAACTCGTGGTTTACAAGAAATTTCAGTAGAAACTGGTGGAGAAATTGTTAATGCTTACGCTGACGGTTCAATCATTGAATCAGGTACTACTGATGGTGAAGGTAAAATTTCGATGACAATGCATGCTTTCCCACAAGAAATTCGTGAGTTAATCTTCAATGAAATTTATAACGAAGCAGGAGTATATTCTGAAGAACGTGGTAAACAAAACAACTATGTAGCAGTATGGTTTAAACGTGAACGACGTGACGGTTCTTATCAACAAGTTGGTTTAACTAAAGTTATGTTTGCTGATCCAAACTTAGAAGGTAAAACTGCCGAAGAAGATTGGGAATTCAGTTCAGAAGAATCAGAAGGTACTGCAATGCACCGTATCGCTGACGGTAAACGTAAAATTTTATTCGATAGTTCTCGTGAAGGTGCTGATGTTGATTCATTCTTCCAAGAATTATTAAATGGTGCTTATGACAGTAAAACAGAAGTAGACACTGATGATAGTACAACAGGAGAATCTGCTGCTGAAGCATAAGGAGTGTTAATCCATGGTTCAATATAAAGTTTTAAAAGATGCTAAAGACCTTAAAACTGGTAAAGAATATCGTAAAGATGAGGTTGTAGAAGAAAAAGTAAAAGTAGTCAACGACTTTGAAAAACGTTTAAAGAAAAAAGGTTATAAGTTACCTTTCTTTGAAAGAGTAGAAGAAAAATAAATTATCTTTAGGACGGTGTAATGCCGTCCTTTTATTTCGAAATAAAAGGAGATATTAAGACATGTCAAACAAATTAAAACGTAACTATATTCGTTTAGTAGAAAACCCAGAAGCAGAAGAAATTAAATTAGAAACATACTTAACACCACATTTTATTCCGTTAGATGTTTTATATGAATCAGTGGATATCATGGCTGAATTAGAGAAAGCAGAAAATGGAGAAGTTGAATTATCATTCAAAGAACAATTAGATAAATTAATCGATGTAGTAGTTAAAATTTATGGTAAACAATTCACTGCTAAAGATATTAGAAATCGTCTACATGCGCCTGACGCACTTGAAACATTACAAAAACAAGTACAATTCATTGCTAATGGCCAACAAGACGAGGAAACAAAAAAGTTTATTCAGAGCATCAGCTAAACAAATTAAAAAAAGAAGAATTAACTTACAATGGCATGTTGAAGAATTTGGATAAAGTCGTAAAAGATATGGTGGAAAATGGTACACCAGCAAACCAAGTTCTTGAAATGCCATTTTATTATATACTTCAAATTTTAGATGAACGTCATCTAAATACTGTTGATACTGATGAAAAAGCTGATGCGCTATTCTCTGCATTGTAGCCTTAGTCATTGGTACTAAGGCTATTTTTTTATATCTAAATAAGGAAGGAGGGACAGTAAGTGGCTGAATCAAGATTTAAAGGTTTATCAATCTTAATGAATATGCGTGATGTTGGTATTGAACGTACAATGAAACAGATACGAGCGCAATTCAAAACGTTAGATTCAGAAATGCGTAGATCTAATGCTAATTTCAAGAACTCAGAGAAAAACATGCAGTCTTATGCAACAAGAACGAAAGAATTAACTAAAGCGATTGATGTAACTGAAAATTCTATGAAAGACATTTCTAATCAGTTAAAGAAAATGACTTTAGAAGAACAACGTTCTAGTGTTGAAGCCGAAAAGTTACGTCAAGAATATAGTAAGCAACATAGAGCATTACAAATGTATCAACGACAATTGAATTCAACTGAACAAGAGATGAAACAATTCGGTACAACGACTAAACAAACAATTTTCTCAATGAAAAAAATTAATGATGTTCTAGGTACAATGAAACGTCAACTTAACATTGCAAATATGGCATTTCAAAGTACAGAAAAATCTACAAGTAGTTATAAGAATTATTTAAATCAATTAAACACAGTTATTCAAAAACATCAAAATACAATTAGAGTATTAGAAGGTCGTTATCAAAAGGTTGTTAGAGAACAAGGCGTTATGAGTAAAGAAGCATTAGAGTTAAAAGAGAAAATCTTACAAGAAAAAGCAACTTTAGGACAACTAGACAATCAATATAAGAAAACGACTATGGAAGCTAAACGATTTGCATTTGAACAAAAAACATTAACTGCTTCAATGTCTGAAATTCGACAAAAAATGTCACAAGTAGCACAATCTTTAACAATTAGTGCTAATAAATTTAAGATGAGTGGACAAACTGCACAAGCATATAAAGCGCGTATTTCTGAATTAAACAACGGAATGAAACAACAGCAACTTATTGTTCAAAATTTATCAAGACAGTATGACTTTGCTAAAAAACAATACGGTGCTACAAGCCAAGAAGCACAACAGCTTAACGTAAAGTTATCTGAAGAACGTTTGAAATTAAAAGAGTTAAATACTCAATTAAATCAAACAACACAAGCACATAATCGTTTAGAGATGGAACAAAAACAAGGCATTTCTTCTATGGCTCAAATTAGAGCGAAGATGTCGCAATTCAACGATACTCTGTCACTATCAAGAAGTAATCTTGCTCGTGCAGGAGAAAGTGTAAAATCCTATGGTAATCATTTAAACACACTTAAAACTAACATGTCAGAGCAACGTGTAGTGTTAAGAGAATTAATTGCGCAATACAATAACGTAGCCACTGCACAAGGACGCGACAGTCAAGAAGCTAGAGAATTATCTAGTGCTATCACTCAACAAAAAATTAAAATGAATGAACTTGAGAGCGAACTAGATCAAACTACGCAAAGCTATAAACGACTAGAAACAGAACAACGGAACGCACAACGTTTAGCATCTAGTGGGTTTGGTAGAAGTATTCAAAATGTTAATAAGTATAAAGATTCTATTAGAAATGTAGGCTCTACTATGAGAAGTGTTGGATCTACTTCAATGCTTTATATGACTATGCCAGCAGTTGCAGGTATGGGAATAGCTATTAAATCTTCTGTTGATTGGGAACAAGCTTTAGCAGGTGTGGCTAAAACAACTAATATGAGTGGTAGCGAATTAAATAAAATGGGCAATGAGATTACTAAAATGAGTAATACAATGCCATTCGCTGCAACAGAAATAGCAGGTGTAGCAGAAGCTGCGGGACAACTAGGTATCAAGAAACAAGATATCACTTCATTCACTAGAACAATGATGAACTTAGGTGTAGCTACTAACCTTACTGCAGACGAAGCTGCAACAGAGTTTGCAAGATTTGCTAATGCTGCAAATATGCCAATCAAAGATGTAGATAGATTAGGTTCAACAGTTGTCGCTTTAGGTAACAGTACAGCCACAACTGAAAAAGAAATTGTTGAAATGGCACAACGTTTAGCTGGTGCAGGCGCACAAGCAGGTTTTAGTTCTGATGAAATTATGTCAGTTAGTGCAGCGATGTCATCAGTAGGAATCGAGGCAGAAGCCGGCGGTACTGCCATGACACAAATTTGGAATAAGATGACAAAAGCTGTTGCTGAAGGTGGCGACACTTTAGATAGCTTTGCTAAAACTGCAGGCGTTAGTGGTAAAGAATTTGCACAAATTTGGGAAAATAACCCAAGTAAAGCTCTATCAATGTTTGTTAAAGGTTTAGGTGAAACTGAGGGCGGAGCAAAAGGAGTATTAAAAGCCTTAGATGATGTAGGTATCAAAGGAATAAGAGAAGCCGATACTATTAGACGTATGGCTAACAATCATCAAGTTCTAGATAAAGCACTTAAAACAGGCTCAGAAGGTTGGAAAGAAAATAGCGCTTTAACTAATGAAGCTAATGTCCGTTACGAAACAATGGGTAGTAAGTTAAAAATGTTAAAAAACACTTTCATCAACTTTGCTAGAACAATTGGAGATGCAGTTGCACCTATCGTTTCATTCTTAGCAGATAAGTTGACTGGACTATTCGAACACTTACAAGGTACAAGTAATGCTACTAAGATAGCAATCGCAGCATTTACTTTGTTAGGTGTTGCTATACCTCCACTTATTGTTGCAACTGGTGTATTAGCACATAGTATCGTAGGTATCTCGGAAGCTATGACGTTACTTAATGCTACTAAAGGCGGCGCTAAATTCTTTAGCCTATTTAATGGTGGTATTAAAGGCGTTTTACCTAATATTGCACAACTACTTACTAAGATACCTTTAATTGGCGGACTAATGACTGCATTAACAGGTCCAGTTGGTATCGCAGTTGCAGCTATTGCAGGAATAGGAACAGCCTTTGTAGTTGCTTATAAAAAGTCAGAGACATTCAGAAATATTGTAAATGCGGTGATTAATCCGGTTAAAAATGCGTTTATCGGTTTATGGAATGTAATTAAACAATTTGGAGCAGGTATAAAAGCAGTGTTTAGTAATGACACTGGTAAAGGGTTAAATATTTTTAAAAAGATTTTGCCTGATGAAGCAGCTAGACAATTTACATCTACCTTGTTAATGATACGTGGCGCTTATAATGATTTTGTTAACTTCATAAAAACGATATCGGTAGCCGTAGGTGCATTTTTTAAAGCATTTTGGAAAGAAAATGGCGCAAGTATTGTTAATGCATTTAAAGTTATAAAAGTAGGTGTAACTGCTACGTTGACAGTGCTATACAATAATATCATTAAACCAATTTTAACAGGTATCAAGAATTTCTTTTCAATTATATTTGGTGGATTAAAACAAATTGTTATTAATACCTTCACAGGTATTCGTATGATTGTACAAGGCGGATTAAATGTAATACGTGGGATTATTAATATCTTTAAAGGTTTATTCACTGGCGACTTCTCATTAATGTGGCAAGGTATTAAACAAGTATTCAGTGGAGCTTTATTAGCTATTGGTGGTATTTTAAGAGCTACCCTTGGCAACATGCTTATTATTATTAAAACTATAGGCCAATTAATGTTAAATTCATTCCGTACTATTTGGACGATTATTAAAAACGTTGTAGTAGGTATTGTCCGAGGCTTAGTTTTATTAGTCAAAGGTTTAATAATAGGATTGAAAAACGCGATAGTAGCAATATGGAATGGTATTAAAACTTTATCTATCGCAATTTGGAATGGAACTAAAAACGCTGTATTAGCAATTGTTCGTGGTTGGATAGCTTTAACTCGTAATAATTTTGCAGTTTTAAAAGCTTTCTTATCTGCATTATGGAATTCTATTAAAAATACTGCTATTAAATTATGGACTGCCTTAAAAATCGGAGTGCTAGCCATTATTCGAACATTGATCAGCACAGCTAGAAATATCCTTAACACATTGAAAAACTTCATTACTCGTCTATGGCAAAGTATAAAAGCAATATCTATCAGAATTTGGAATGCTATTAAAAACGGTGTTATTAATGCTATTAAAGGCATGTATAACGGTGTCCGAAAAATACTAGCTAATTTAAAAGCGTTTATCACAAGAACTTGGACAGCTATCAAAAACACAACAGTAAAACTCGCTAAAGGTTTAAGTAGTGGTGTTAAAAATGTATTTAATAGTTTATCTAAAGTAACACGTAGTATCTTTAATAAACTGAAAAACTTTATGTCTAATGTGTGGCGTAATATTAAAAACACTACTATTAAGCTTGTTAAATCATTATGGTCGGGCGTAAAAAATACGTGGAATAGCCTATCAAGAGGAACGCGTAGTATTTTTAATAAAGTTAAGAACTTTATGAGTAATATATGGCGAAACATTAAAAACACAACTGTTCGCTATGCTAAATCATTATGGACAGGTGTTCGTAACACGTTTAACAACCTTTATAGAGGTACTCGTAATATCTTTAATCGCGTCAAAAGCTTCATGTCTAACACTTGGCGTAGTATTAAGAATACAACGGTAAATATGGCTAAAGGTTTATGGAATAGTGTTCGAAGGACATTCAATAATATGAATAGTGGACTTAAAAATATTATTGGGCGTATCAAAGGCCACATTACTGGAATGGTAAATGCAGTAAAAAGTGGTTTGAATAAATTGATAGGTGGAGTGAACTGGGTAGCTGATAAAATTGGAATGAAAAAAATACCTACTTTCAAATTCCATACAGGTACAGAAAGTACACATACACAAAATTTAGTGACTAATGGTAAGTTAAACCAAAATACTTTAGCTACTGTTGGAGATAAAGGTAAGGGCAACGGTCCTGGAGGCTTTAGACACGAAACAATCATACCGCCTAAAGGTAAACCATTTATAACTCCAGCTAAAGATACGACTATGCCGTTA